GAAGTGTACCACCCCAAAGGGTGTACCATCATAAATCCCCATGAACTTACTACCCCAAACAAGTAAAAAAGCTGCCCTAACTGAAAAGCAAGAGCAGTTCCTCGACGCCTTGTTCGAAAACAACGGGAATATGTCTGTTGCTGCCGAACTCGTTGGCTATTCCCCCAAGTCAGTCACGTGGCTCAAGGAACGTTTAGCCGATGAAATCATCGAACGCACTAAAGTCATGTTAGCAGGCCACTCCTTGTCAGCCGCGAACAAGTTGGCAAGCCTTGTGACAGCCGTGGATATCGAACGCGGGGACGAACTACGCATGAAGGCCGCAGAATCAATCCTAAATCGCGTAGGTATAGCCAAACAAGAAACAATGAACCACAACGTACAGGCAATCCACGGGGTTGTCCTGTTGCCACCCAAGAAAGAGGTCGTCATAGACGGATAAAGTTATGGAACTAGCAAAAAACGCAATGAAAGCCCTATCTCCTGAAAAACCTAGCTACGATGAAGTCGTATCTCGTGTTATGGACTTCGCACGAAAAGAAGAAATGTCAGACGCAGAAGCATCACGGTTCCTGAAGTCGCAGTTGAAGAAGTTCGGCTACGAGGTTCGCGAACAAAAAGCCAAGGGTGGTAAAATCAAGGGCTACGCCTATGGCACCTCCAAGGGTGGCGTAAAGAAGATGTCATCTTGCCGTGGTCGCAAAGCAATGGGCACCAAGGAGTAAAACCATGAGTGATAATGATGTAAATGACGACCTAATGAACAAGTATGGAAATAACCCAGATTATGTTATTCCAGATTCTATAAAAAAACTTCTTAAAAGTGCGGAGTTCAAAAAGCTTCAAGAAGGAATCGAAAAACAATATAAAAGCCGTAAGGCTGCATCTAGTGCGGAAAAAGAAAATTAACCCGTGGCCCCCCGCAAACGTGTCCTAGTCCCCCCGAACCCAGAAGACTTAGGCAAGGTCGGAAGACCTAAGAAAAGACCCGGTGAATCCAAAACCACGCACAATATAAGTGACCGTGAGCGGGCAAGGCGTTCTGTGCAGATGAAGTTGCGAAACGCCAAGAAGCAACAACAACGAGAAGAAACCCGTGTTGCTCGCAAGCGCAAAAAAGTCAAGGACCTGACCACCGCTGCAAAGAACATTGAAAATGCCATGAACGGCAACAAGACCCGCGTCGTAGATGCTGGCGATTTAGATGTACTACCCAAAGCCGTAACGGACCTAATTGATGACACGCCTATTATATTCAAACCTAACGAGGGGCCTCAAGAAGATTTTCTATCTGCCCCTGAACAAGATGTACTCTATGGGGGAGCCGCTGGCGGTGGGAAGTCGTTTGCTCTACTTGCTGACCCCCTACGCTATTGCCATAATGCCAATCATCGTGGGCTACTTCTAAGACGTACCCTAGACGAACTAACCGAACTCATCGACAAGTCCAAGCAGTTATACCCCAAGGCATTTCCCGGAGCCATCTTCCGTGAGTCGAAGTCAACGTGGGTGTTCCCATCCGGGGCAACCATGTGGTTCACGTATCTCGACAGAGATAAGGACGTTACCCGTTTTCAGGGACAGGCGTTCAACTGGATTGGCATCGATGAAATAACCCAGTACCCAACAAGCTACGTCTGGGACTACTTACGTTCCCGTCTCCGCTCAACAGACCCCGAACTCCAACAAAACCTGACTATGCGCTGCACAGCTAACCCCGGCGGTGTTGGCGGCTGGTGGGTCAAGAAAATGTACATTGATGCCCACGAACCCAACAAGGCGTTCGGAGCAAAGGATTTAGAAACGGGTCGCACGTTCGTGTGGCCTGAACATCATCCAAAGGCAGGTCAACCTCTTTTCTACCGCAAGTTCATTCCAGCGAGGTTGACTGACAACCCCTTCCTGATGGCAGATGGTCAGTATGAGGCCATGCTTCGGTCACTCCCAGAAGTCGAGCGTAGACGGCTTCTCGAAGGGGATTGGGATGTTGCGGAGGGAGCCGCCTTCCCGGAATTTTCGAGGACACGACATGTGGTCGAACATTTTGACCTTCCCACGAACTGGCCCCGTATACGAGCCGCCGACTACGGCTACTCGTCGCCGTCGTGCGTTCTTTGGGGTGCTATTGACTGGGATAACAATATTTGGGTTTATCGCGAATTATACGTAAAACACTTGACAGCAGAACAACTAGCTGATAAAATATTAGAGTGTGAAGAGTTAGACCCCACACCTCATTATACGGTCCTTGACTCTTCCTGTTGGAACAAGACCGGATTCGGCCCCTCTATCGCAGAAACTATGATGCGAGCGGGCGTTAGGTGGACTCCATCAGACCGCAACCGTCTCCAAGGAAAAATGGAACTACACAGGCGGCTTGCCGACGACCCCTACTCTAACGAACCCCGGATGCGAATCTTTTCCACTTGTAAGCATATCATTGCACAGCTATCGGGCATTCCACTCTCCAAAACTAACAGCGAAGATGTAGACACGCGAGCAGAGGACCATGCCTACGATGCGTTGCGATATATGGTTATGACGCGAACATCTGGATACAACTCAATACATAAACAGCTACAGGGGATAAAGGACCAAACCTTTAAACCCTATGATGCTACATTCGGATACTAATGGCTGAACTAGACCCCAAAACCGCAACCCTTCGTGAAGTTGCTGAAGCCTACGCTGAAAAGTCAAAGCGGGGCAAGGCTTTTGTTACGTCATCCCTGCAGTTCTTTAAAGACATTGCAGACGAACCCGGCTCTGCCCTACGGCTGTTCGAAAAGGACCCCGAAGGAAACACTCTTCTTTCAAAGACTTTTAAAGGCACTGAGGATACATCGACTGTAAAGACCGCGATGCAAAACCTTCGCCAAGTTGGTCTCACCCTCAAAGGTTCGCTTGGTCCTGACACACCAGAATATAAGTTGCTGCCAGACAAGGCTCCGAACACAGACGTAAACAATCGTATCTTTGGACGTAGCGAACCTGCCAAGGCCGTATCAGAGGTTGCTATTAACCCGGATAAAGCCAAGATGAGCCAGTTGTTCGCGGGTGTCTCTAAGTATCTTGACAACCCTAATACCAAAGCTATTGCCCAAGCAATTATTTTTAACCTCAATACTGGCCTTCGTCCTAACGCTGCTGCTGGTCTTCAGGTAACTGCATATAAACCTGATAGTGGTGCTATCTATATTGAGGCAGAAACCAAAGGTGCCAAGGGTCGCGCCGTAAACATCCCTTTGAACCCTATTGCAGATAGCATCTTACAAGAGAACCTAGCTGCTGGCAACAAAGAAAACTTTTTTATTAAGCCAAATGGTAAGGTCGTCACATCTAATGACATGACAGACCTGCTGAGAGATGTCAAGGTCAAAGACATTGCCTTCGATGCAAGCACTGGTAAATACTTTGATAGTTTGACACCTACAGGGTTCAAAGGAAAGAAGGGTTCGGCCCTTTTGCGTAACATCCACGCTACCGTAGGGCAATCAATCGGTGTAGACCAAGACAGACTTGCCTACTTGCAAGGTCGTAGCCTCAAATCAGCCGGTAAGAGCAGCACAGGCGAACTCACCACCTATCAGCAAGCTTTTCCGGGTGCTGTCGGTGAAGTTGACCGCCAGAACGCTAATATGTTTGCTACCTTCTGGGGTGATGCTGCAAAAGAAGCTGGTTTTGATATTCAAACCAAGATTCCGATGCCCGAAACCCGCATCACAACCGCTACTGCTGGTTACGAAGGGTATTTCGACCTTCCGGTTCGCGAAGAGGTTCCGGTTGCTAAACAACCTAACGCCCCCGCTTCCGTAGATGAGGCATATCCCGCTATGGCAAATATGGCTGCTGTCAAGGGTGTGAATACAGATAGCCTCGTTTCTAAAATGCTGGATAAATTAGGCAAAAGCGTAAAGGGTGCGCTTTTTCTAGAAATCGGTCGACAGTTTGCAGAAGCACCTTTAGAGACTGGCGGAGCAATTGCCAAAGAAATTGGTTTAGAAGCTGCTGGTCGTGCTGCAGGATTAGGTTTAGGCCCTGCCGCTGCCGTTCCGATGGTTTTAGAACCGTCTGAACTAGCTTCCGGCGAACTCCGCCCAGAAGACCGGCCCCAAGACCCAGCCGGACCCTACGCCGGACAGGACTTTATCCCAGCCCCCGAAGTAGAGCAGGGAACACCACGAACAGATATGGCACGTATTGCCAGAGAAGATGCGGGATTTATCCCAGAACCTGACAGGGTTCCAGAAGCCGCCCCTGTTAGAAACGAAGGCTTTTTATCTAGATAAGGAGAGTACCATGGATAAGATGGGTGCCGCTTACATTATGAACTCCGACAAAACATCTGTTGATGACCAAGGTGGTGCAGCAAAGCTGTATC